CCTCAAGCTGCTCAACGGCGCCATCGATGATGGCGCAAACCTCCTGGTGGACTTGGGGTACGAGGCGACGGATGGCGATGCTGCCTACACCGATCCCGACTACTTCCTGGCTGCCGGCGCCGTTCTGCAAGCAGAAGCGACAACGAGGTACGACTTCGTTCCGCTGAAGCTGCAAAAGGACGTGTACCTGATCGCGACGGTGGACACCGCCGCAGGTGCGTCCAACGTGGCGACTGCCCATACCGTGACAGGTGAATTCATCCGCCTGGCATGGAAGGGCGTCACCCTCGGCGTCAAGTAACCCCCCGGCCACAAGCTGAGGGCATAATGGTGGGGCGGGCTCCGGCCTGTCCCACCATTTCTTAACCAGAGGACTATATGACTACCGTCAACATCAAGTACGTCGGCAAGAAGGAACAAGAGCGCGATCACCTCTACGGCTCCGGCCAGATTTGGAACCAGGGGGAGTCGCACCCCGTTGCCGCTGCGGTAGCTTCCAAGCTGCTCCAGCATCCAGAATTCATCAAGGACGACGGCCAGGCCCCGCAGCCATCGCTGCCCGAGGAGCCCGTCGAGCCTGTTTCCAAGCCTCCCTCAGAGGAGGAAGCCGAGTTTCCGCCGATGGTCAACATCCCGACCATGAGCAAGGCCCAGCTGGTCGAATACGCCATGCGCGAGTACGGCGTCGATCTCGACCCGAAAATGAAGGCCGATCAGCTGCGTAGTGCGGTGAACCAGCTCGGTGAAGAAAAACTCCACAACGACGGCGTGCGCCGCATCCAGGACGCCGAAACCAGCGAGTAACCGATGGCCTATGACATCCAAGCCCTTTGCGATCGCGCGCGAATCCCGCTCAATGACGACGATGATGTCGACGCGAATCGTCGCTACCCGGACGCCACGAAGCTGCTTCCGTATGCGATCGCCAGCTTGGAGACGGGCCTTCGGAAGCGCCCGGACCTGTTCCTGGGGAATTTCACCGCGGACTACTCGACGCTCGCGTTGACTGATCCGTTCCCGCTCGAGGGGAAGTTCCTCCAGGTGTTCGCCGACTACATCACCGCCAGGGTGGAGGGGGTGGATGACGAACACATGGATCAGGGCCGGGCGAAACGCTACTACGATCTCTTTTTGGCGGGCTGACAATGGCAAAAGTCTGGGCAGATTTCTACGACAACGTCCTCCCCGACGTTCCTGGCGTCGGCCTGGCGTTCGCCGATCACGTCATCAAGGAGACGGTGATCGAGTTCTGCAACCGGACTCTGATTTGGGAGGAGGATCTGGCGACGGTCGTCACGACGGCCACGTCGCTGTTCACGCTCACCCCGCCCACGGACACGCTCATCATCCGCCCGCAGCGCGTGGTTCTGGATGGCGACAATCTGACACCCATGCTGCCCGCCGAGCTCGATCGGATGTACACCGACTGGCGCACCAACCCATCTGGCGGGAATGCACTGTACTACTTCATGGAGTCGCCCAAGGTGATGCGGATCATCCGCGACCCGGCGGCGGGCCTGGATCTCGACATCCGGGCATGCCTGAAGCCGACCGAAACGGCCGCCGGGTTCTCCAACGATGACATATACGACGAGTACCGAGAGGAGATTTCGGCGGGCGCGGTCGGGAAGATGCTGATGACGCCCAATCGCCCTTTCACCGACATGGTCCTTGGGACCGCCAAGATGCGCGAGTTCAATGCGTACTGCGGCGCAGCAGCGGGCCGCAAACTCAACGCCTACACCCGTCGCGCGCGTCGCTCGACTCCTTACGATCGCTAGGAGGCGACTATGGACAAACAGGCCCCAATTCGCAATCTGACGGACGCCGATGTCGAGAAAGTGGCGGAGGTGCTGGAGGCAAGACTTACCCGACAATTCGTTCATAACGTGGGTAAGGGGGTCCTGGCGCTGGCCTGGAGGGGCGTGGTGGTGGGGGTGATAGCCCTCAGCGTCTACGGGTACATGAAGGGCATCAAGTAGGGCCGTACCATGCGCCACCTCGTAAGGATGGCGCAGATTGTGGTAGGTGGTAGCCTATTACTATTTCTTGTGGTAATCTTCCTGCCGCTGGTGGTGGGAATCCTCCTGCTTCGCGACACGGACGAGCCCGATGACAACGATAGTGGCATGGCGTAGGGGTCGCACAATGGCCTCGGATTCTGGGCTGATCGTCGGCGAGTCTGATGTCGCGACGACTCGGAACAAGGTCATTCGCACCGATGAGGTCCTGGCCGGCGCCGCTGGCGATGCGGACGCTTGCGTGGTGTTCCTGGATTGGTGCAAAGCGGGGCGACTGAAGAAGCTGCCCGCGCTTAAAAAGTCGTGGGACATGAGCGGGCTGGTGCTGACGCGCACCGGCCGCCTTCTCCTCTACGATGAAAGTTTCATGTCGGACCCGCTGCGCGACGAGTTCTATGCGATCGGCAGTGGCACCGGATATGCACTCGGCGTTCTTGAGTGCATGCGAATTCACGGCCTGAACATCGACGTTCGGGTAGCGGTCAAGACCGCGATCAAGCGAGACAGCAACAGCCAGCCACCGGTCCAGGTGGTTACATTCGATGAGTAGAGCGACCACGGCTCGCACACACCCGCGCCCACGAACCTGGGCGATGAAATCCTTGCAATGCCCGAAGTGTGGGCGCAAGGGCTCCCTGTTCCGTGCTGGGCAGATGTACCACTCCGATGGGCGCGGCAAGAATCAGGGCCCGACAGGGGTCGCTCGGTACAAGTGCGGCGGCAACGAGAAGCGCATTGCTGCGGGGCTCGGGTGTGGCTGGCACGGCACCAGCCCGATAGGGATACGCCGGGTGCAGGACGAGGGCATCGACCGAGGGCGCGTCACTACGCTGTATCGCAAGCTGCGCGAGACGCGCGCATCAGGGCGCTACGTCATCACGGCGGCGCAGAACGCGACCGGCGTGTGGGAGCCGTTCTGGCAGTCCCTCATGTACTACTGCAAGGTCAACAAGGCCCAGCTGATCGTCATTCCCTACCGCTACAAAAACCCGACATCAGTCTGGTCGAGCGCGGCGAAAGATGAGGATTGGTGGGACGACGCAGTCAACCCCTACATCCTGAACAAGCGGATCGAGCTCCACAAGAGTCTCGTCGTGATGGCTGACGTGATGACCCAGCCAACGGCGGTGAGCCCGCTATCTGATTTCGAGACGTTGACCGGCGCGAAGTCCGGCATCGTTGGGCATCCGAAACTCGAAATGGTGGCGGTGCCGACGCCGGAGAACAGGATGCCCAAGATCCTGATTACGACCGGGGCGTGCACGCGGAAGAACTACATCCCTGGCAAGGCCGGGAAGAAGGGTGAGCATCACCACACCTTCGGCGCGACTGTCGTGGAAGTGAGCAAAGGCAAGTTTCACATCCGGCAGATCAACGCCACCAAAGACGGGACGTTCTGCGATCTTGTCCATGAATACGGACCGGGCCGCAGGGAGAAAGCGCCCATCGCCGGTTTGGTGATGGGCGATCTCCATGAGAGATTCGTAGATCCACGGGTAGTCCGGGCCACATTCGGCAAGGGCGGGATCGTGGACGTACTGAAACCACGGCACCTCGTCTGGCACGACATCACGGACGGCCACACTTTCAATCACCACACCCGGCGCGACGTATTTCAGAACCTCGCAAAGTACCGGGCGGGCAAGCACAACATCGAGGACGAGATTGCCGACACGGCGCGCTTCCTCGAGCGGAACACCCCAGACTGGGCCACCAACGTCATCGTCGACAGCAATCACCCTGGCTGGCTGGATCGCTGGGTTCAAGAGACTGATCCTCGGAGCGACCTGGAGAATTGCGTGTTCTGGGCGCAGACCTTCAAAGTGATGGCCGATGGAACCAAGCTGACGAAGCGAGGCACGGATAAGCCGGACCCATTCGTCTACTGGCTCCAGCAGAAAATGCCCGCGGCGCTTGCCAAGCGCACGGTGTTTCCAGGCCCGGATGAGGGGTTTCGCATCCTCGGGATCGAGGTGGGCTACCACGGGGATAAAGGCTCGAATGGCGCGAAGGGGACCATCCGGGGCTTCGGGAAGATCGGGGCCAAGTCCGTGATCGGACACCGGCACACGCCGGGGATCAAGGATGGCGTCTATCAGGTGGGGACGAAGTCCCTGCTGCGGCTCGACTATACGCACGGTCCCTCCAGCTGGATGCACACGGACTGCATTATCTACCGAAACGGCAAACGGTCCTTGCTGAACATCATCGAAGGGGATTGGCGAGGGTGAACCAGACCCGCCTGGAATCCGCGCTCGAGGTGTCTGTCAGCATCGCGACAGGGTTCGCGATCAACTTTGTGGCGAGCATCTTCATCTACCCGGCGTTCGGGGCGACCTTCACATGGGCCGACTACGGCTGGATCTCGGTCTTGTTCACCGTGATTTCGGTTGTCCGCAGCTACGTCTGGCGACGATTTTTCAACGCGGGCATCCACAAGCAAGTGCATGCCCTGGCACGGAGGCTCTACAGGTGACGGAAGCACGCACGTTCGACACTGGCGCAACGCGCTCGGCAGATGCAACACGGGACGACCCGGAGGGCTATCTGAGCCCGCTGGTCATCGACCGCTTCAACCAGTACATGACGAAGCACCGTTTCCAGTCGGACGGCAAGATGCGCGACTCCGACAACTGGCAGAAGGGCATGCCGTTGTCGACCTACATCAAGGGCCTGTGGCGGCACTTCCTCCACCTCTGGACCCGCCACCGTGGCTGGGCGGTGCGTGACCCAGGCGCGGCCGCTGACAGCGAGGAGGACCTGTGTGCG